CATTACGCCGAAGCTGGTCGTGACCACCTCTGCCGGGGCGGCAGTCACGGCAGTGAAGGGCTCCAAAACGGTCACGGGAACTGCCGGGACAGACGGAGTGTGCACGCTGGAGCTGCCGGAGGCAGGCGCGTGGAGCGTTACGTCGGCGAAAAACGGGGTGAATGCTGCGCAGAGCATCGTGATCGGCACGCAGAGCATGAAAATGCCCCTGTATCTCGACAGCTTTGCCGACAATACATGGGAAGAGATCATCGCGGTGTGCAGGACCGGGATCGCCCCGGACAGCTGGGCCGTGGGCGACAGCAAGACCATGAACATCGGCGGGACGGCCTATCAGGTCGATATCATCGGCAAGAATCATGACGAGTATGCGGACGGCTCCGGCACGGCTCCGCTGACATTCCAGCTGCATGATTGTTACAGCGAAGCAAAGCAGATGTACAGCACCAACCTGAGCGGTCTCGGCTGGAAGAACACCGATATGCGTCTGACCTATCTGCCTGCGATTCTGGCGCTGATGCCGGCGGAGGTGCAGAACGGCATTCGCGCGGTAAACAAGAAGACATCTGAGGGGGGCAACAGCACGACGATTGAGACAGTATCGGACACGCTGTTCCTGCTCAGCGAGGTGGAGATTTTCGGGACTGCAAGTTCTTCCGTAGCCGGGGAAGGAAGCCAATACGACTATTACAAGGCAGGCAACCCGAAGATCAAGAAGAGAGAAGGCGTTGACGAGTTCTGGTGGGAACGGTCGTCAGCCAGTGGCGGTATGTTTTGCAGAGTCAGAGCAAACGGCCAGGCGGGCGCGTCCAATGCCTCAAGCAGCCTCGGCGTAAGCTTTGCGTTCTGCTTCTGAGGAGAATATTATGAGCACCATCATCGTTACCCTCGTCTGCGCCGTGCTCGGCGGGGCGGATAGAAGTGTATGAGCACAAGCAACACCGCCGGGCAGAAAATGACCGACGCAGAGCTCGCAAAGCTTGAAAAGCGGATTGCTGCGATATATAGGGAAGCGTATAACGATCTGACGGATACGATCAGGGATTACTTCGGTAAATTTGCAGCGCGTGACGCGGTGGAAAAGGCGCGGCTGGACGCTGACGATATCACAGAGGAACAATACAAGCAATGGCGGCTTGCGCAGATCGGGCGTGGAAAGCGCTTTGAGGCGCTACGGGATAAGGTCGCCGAGCGCATGACAAATGCAAACGTTGCTGCTGTTGCGTATGTCAACGATGCAACGCCGGGCATTTACAGTTTGAACCGGAATTTCGCGGCGTACACCATTGAGCAGGTCACCGGTGACGTTGGCTTCGATATCTGGGACGAACAGACCGTGAAGCGCCTGATCTCCGAGCAGCCGGAGCTTATGCCGTACTATCCGGAAAAGCGGGCGCTCAACCGCGGGATAGATCTTGCATACGGGAAAAAGCAGATCACGGCCAGCGTCACCAGTTCCATTTTACAGGGCCGGAGCATCAAAGGCATGGCGGATGATCTGCAAAGCCGCATTACAACCATGAACCGCGACAGCGCCATCCGGACGGCCCGCACAGCCGTTACCGGCGCACAGAACGCCGGGCGGCTGGATTCCTATTATGCTGCCGAGAAAATGGGAATCAAGTGCAGAAAACAATGGATGGCGACGCTCGACGGAAGAACCCGCCACTCCCACGCCATGCTCGACGGCGAGATCGTGGATAACGACAAAAAGTTCTCCAACGGCTGCCGCTACCCAGGCGACCCGAACGGCCCACCGTCCGAAATCTATAACTGCCGCTGCACGCTGGTATCCGAGATTGAAGGAATCGACACCTCCGGAGGCAAGCGCCGCGCCAGGAACCAGGCGACCGGACGGAATGAGCTGATCGAGAACATGACATATGCCGAATGGGCAGGGTGGAAGCAAGGGACAAATAAAGTTGCAGATGGCGAGGAATCTGCTATAATAAAAACATACAGACAGTTTGACACCGGCGATGCGGCAAATGATTTCTTCTATTACGACGGAGATGAACGTGGGCTGCTTGCGAAGAAGCGCAGCAAGCATGCGCAATGGCAAAAGTCTTTGACGGAAGATGAAGATTACGCTATCGGCGATTATACCGGCGGCGGGTATTACGACATAAACTCATATTTGCGTAAAACTGGCGATTGGGAAAATATCAATGCTGAATTTGTTAAACAGAAAATAAAAGGGCTTGATAGCGCAATAAGCCGATATGAGTTAAAAGACAATATTCGTGTCCAGCGCGGCGTGATGAACGACGTTATTGATAGGCTTGTGGAAGATAATGACGTTCAGGATAGTTTGCGTGAACTCATAGGAAAAAAATTTCGAGAATCGGCGTATTCCAGCACGACGGTTGTCCGAAACAATGGCGTTGCAACTGCAAAACCGACAATCCTTGATATCGAAATTCCCGCTGGAACGGGGCGAGGAGCATATGTCAATCAGCTTGCTGGGCAGTTCCAAGATACTGAGTACGAATTTTTACTTAAGCGCGGTTCAACATTTACGATTAAGGAAGTCCGCGAGGACGAAAGCATGGGCGAATACCATTATTACATAAGGATGGTGATGGACGTTGAGTGAGTACGCAAAAAAGTTGCGCGAAAAACACGCTTTGCAAGAGAATAGAGACCTTGGAGCCGTATTCGCAAAATGTGAAAAGCTTGGCTGTTCTCGGGATTTTGTGAAATCGTTTATTTCGCGAGCGGAATTGCTCCCCATGAAGCAGACTTTAGCGTTTTTGGAAAACAAAGATGCGAACGGCGAGAACCTAAAACGATGGAGTACGCTTATATGCACACTCATTGAGCAGAAACCAGAATCCGAAAAGAAACGCGAATGGAAACGGTGTTTGAAGGTGATCGGAGATGAGCGTTGAATTTATCGACAATTCCGAAGAAGTGAAGTCCGCTATGCACGATGCGCTGCTTCGTGCGCTTGAAAAGATCGGAATGACGGCTGAAAAGTACGCGAAGCGGCTTTGCCCGGTGGACACCGGCAATCTGAGGAACAGTATCACGCACCGCGTAGATGAAGGGGAACCGGCTGCATACATCGGAAGTGATACGGAATATGCCGCATACGTCGAACTCGGAACCGGTAAGTATTATCCGGGCGGGAGACCTACGCCGTGGGTGTATCAGGACGCAAAGGGCAACTGGCACTGGACGGCCGGAAACAAAGCACAGCCGTATTTGAAGCCCGCAGCAGCGGACCATTCGGCGCAATACCGGAAAATCGTCGAAGATGAGATGAAAAACGGATAAAGATTGCGTCCCAGAGCCATAAATATACGGTATAAGTGTGGTAACAGCAAAGAAATGACTGTTGCCACATTTTTTGTTCTGTCGCGGCAAAGCACCGCCGACAAGGGAAAGGAAGATAGAACATGGCACTGACGCGAAAGCTCCTGAAGGGCATGGGGCTTACCGAAGAGCAGATGGATACGATCATTGAGGCACACACCGATACCGTAGACGGGCTGAAAACCGACCTTGCACGGTATAAGGAAGACGCCGAAAAGCTCCCCGGAGTACAGGCGGAGCTTGAAAACCTGAAAGCCAAAGGCGACGATGGCTGGAAGGATAAGCACGATAAGATCAAAAAGGAATTTGATGACTACAAAAGAGAGCAGATGCAGAAGGAAACCAAGAGCGCGAAGGAATCCGCGTATCGGGAACTTTTGAAGTCTGCGGGTATCAGCGAAAAGCGCATTGACGCGGTTTTGAAGGTCACCGATCTGACCAGCGTTGAGCTGGAAGACGGCAAGATCAAGAACGCCGACGAGCTGCGCAAGTCCATCAAGGAAGAGTGGGCGGACTTCGTTGTTACCACCAAGCAGAAGGGCGCGGACACCAAAGATCCGCCCGCAAACAACGGCGGCGCTATGAGCCGGGACGACATCTTCAAAATCAGGGACGCGTCTGAACGGCAGGCAGCAATCGCCGCAAATCTCAATTTGTTCGGAAAGGAAGAATAATATGGCAGCAAAAAACAACCTGACCATGACGAGCGACGTTCAGGTAACCGCTCGCGAAATCGATTTTGTAACCCGCTTTGCGCGGAACTGGCAGCACCTGCGCGACATTCTCGGCATTATGCGCCCCATCAAAAAGCAGCCGGGAACCGTCCTGAAATCCAAGACCGCAAGCGTGACGCTCGCGCAGAGCGTCGGCGAAGGTGAAGAGATTCCCTACTCCAAAGCGACGGTCGTTGAGAAGGACTATGCGAACATCAACGTCGAAAAGTACGCGAAGGCGGTCTCCATCGAGGCGATCAAGGAATACGGCTATGATGTCGCAGTCGCAATGACCGATGAAGCGTTCCTCTACGAGCTTCAGACAAACGTCACGAACCGCTTTTATACCTACCTCAACACCGGCCTGCTGACCGTCAGCGAAACCAACTGGCAGCGCGCGCTTGCGATGGCGAAGGGCGCTGTTATCAACAAGTTCAAGCAGATGCACAGAACCGCTACAAACGTTGTCGGCTTTGTGAACGTCATGGACTTGTATGACTACCTCGGCGGCGCGGACATCACCATCCAGACCGAGTTCGGTTTCCAGTACATCAAGAATTTCATGGGCTACAGCACAGTTTTTCTGCTGTCCGATGAGGAAATCAAGCGCGGCCGCGTGATCGCAACGCCGGTTGAAAACATCGTTCTGTACTACATCGATCCTGCGGACAGTGATTTCTCCCGCGCCGGGCTTGAGTACAGAACTGACGGAGAAACCAATCTTGTTGGCTTCCACGTGCAGGGAAACTATTCTACGGCGGTTTCTGAGTCTTTCGCAATCATGGGGCTCACCCTGTTTGCGGAGTACCAGGACGGCATCGCAGTTGCGGATATCGACGAAACGCCGACGCTCGGAACGCTGACCGTTACTTCGGCAGCCGGAACCGCAACCGGCAACACGAAGATCACGGTAACGCCCGCGAAGGAAGCAAGCGGAAACATCTACAAGTACAAGGTAGGCGATTCGGCTGAGACTGTGACCTATGGCCAGAACGTCAGAACGTGGTCAACGTGGGACGGAAAGTCCGATGTCACGGCAGCGACGGGCAAGAAGATCACAGTCGTTGAGGCTGACGCGACTTACAAAGCGCAGAAGGCTGGCAACGCAACGGTAACGGCGAAGTAAGGAAGGAGGCGGCACAATGCTGACCGAATTGTGCGGAGTTCTGCGGAACTGGTTTGAAACGGATCGGATCAGCGGAACGTACACAGTAGAAAACGGCAGCATTGCGCTGCCGTTCCTGCAAGAAGGACAATTCTTCCGGGTTGTAGGCTCCGTTTTTAATGACGGTGTGCACCGATACCCGGATTACGGGATGGCGGATGAGACTTTCAACGGCTCCATCTGGCCGATGGCCGTCCCCTCTTCTGTCCTCGCCCTCGAAGCTGAAATTAGAGCGTGGCAGGAGAAAAACGGCGACGCAGCAGCAAGCCCGTTCACCTCGGAAAGCTTCGGCGGGTATAGCTACTCGAAGGGATCAAGCGGAAGCACGTCCGCGAGCGGGGCCGTGACATGGCAGACGACGTTCAAATCGCGCATGAACCAGTGGAGGAAGATCTGATATGAGCTTACTTGATGATTTTGCCCGCCCGTGCGTGCTGCTCGAAAAAAGCCGCACACCGGATGGAGCGGGCGGATATATCACCACATGGACGGATGGCGCGGAGTTTATGAACTATCAGGCGCTTGACACGTCCATGGAGGCGCGCAGAGCGGAGAAAGAGGGCGTGACAAGCGTTTACTCGGTGCTTGTGCAAAAAGCCGTACCAATCGATTATAACGACTTCTTCCGAGACAAGACGACCGGCGAGACGTACCGCGTCACGTCCGAGCCGAAGGACAAACAGACGCCGAAGTCCGCTAGCTTTGCCCTGAAATACTTCACTGCTGAAAAGAAAGCACTGCCAACATGACAAAAGACAAAGCATTGCACGCGTGGTTCTCACAATTCCTGACGGCCTATCCCGCGTCCAGCGTGCCGGACGACGCCGTTTTCCCGTGGCTGACCTATGAACTGATCACAGGCGCGTGGGACAGCGGAGAAATCGGCCTGACAGTAAATCTGTGGTACTACACCACGCAGGAAGCAGAACCGAACGCGAAAGCGCAGGAAATCTCGGACGCTATCGGCTTGGGCGGCGTGTTTGTGCCGTGTGACGACGGCGCAATCTGGATCAAGCGCGGATCTCCGTGGTGCCAGAACGTCCGGGACGATTCTGATGCAAATATCAAGCGGCGGTACTTGAACATTACAGTCGAGTACATCACCGCAAACTGAAAGGACTGATTTCATGGCAAAATTCACAAAAATACCTGCTGATACCTTCAAGCAGCTGCAAATCAACGCCGGTGTAATTCTGAGCGATTTCACACCGGCGACCGGTGCGTTTGAACCAGAAAATCAGCTGGGCGCAACGACCGGCGGCATTACGTTCGCGGCGACACCGACGTTCTCTGACTACGGCGAAGATGTAGATAATTGCCCCAAGAATACACTCGAACTGAAACGGCTGGATGACGTGGACGTAAAGTGTTCCGGAACGTTTGTCACGGTGACGACCACATCTGCCAAATCCCTTATGGCGGCGGCGGACATCGACGGCACGGACGCAACGAAAGTTGTTCCGCGCCGTGACCTGGACAGTTCCGACTTCAAGGACATCTGGCTTGTCGGCGACTACTCTGACAAGAACGGTGCAACCAATGGCGGCTTTATCGCAATCCGTTTGATGAATGCGCTTTCTACGGGCGGCTTCCAGCTGAAGACTGCCGACAAGAACAAAGGCCAAATGGCGTTTGAGTACACCGCGCATTACTCGATCTCAAAGCAGGATGTTGTGCCGTATGAGCTGTACATCAAGGCCGGTACGGCAGAAACCTGATAGGAGGCCGATATGAAACTTTCGGAATTCAGCACCGATAAGGCGGCAGATGTCCTCTGCGAAATCAGCGTATACGCGCTGAACATCGTGTCAGACGAAGAACTCAGGGGAAGCCTGAAAAAGCTGACAGACGACGAAAAGCCGCAGACAGTCGGCGAGAGGTACGCAATCGGCGTGCAGCGCATCGGCCAGTGGATCCCGCTGATCCTGAAAAAGCATAGAGAAGACGCGTTCAGCATTCTGGCTGTGGTAAACAGCGTGACAGTTGACGCGATCCTGGAGCAGAACGTTCTCGTTACAATGCGGCAGATCCGGGAACTGGCAGAGGACAAAGATCTCACTGATTTTTTCAAATCGTGCGCGTCGGAGGCGAAAGCGTAACGCTTGCGCTTCTGGCAGCTCCAAAAATAAGCGCCGGAGGGCTGATTCGCCTTTTGCCGATTTTAATAAAGCGGCAGAACGAGGAATCAGCCTTTCGCATTTATGCGGCGGAGTGTATGCGCACGATCACGGAAAACACAGCGAAATTCGCGGGCGGAAGCTTTGTGCAGGCAAAGTATACCGACATCATCAGCCCGAAGCCGCAGGACAACCGAACCTGCGAGGAGATCACCGCCGACGTTGTACGCCGGTGCGGATTGAAGGTGAAAAAATCCAAAGATGAATCTGTTTGAACTTTTTGTAAAAATCGGCGCCGATACGTCCGAGGCAGACAAGGGCATCGACGAAACCGGGAAGAAAACATTCGGCCTCGGCGAGAAGATTAAAAACGGCCTTGCTACTGTCGGCAAGGCTGCGGTAGTCGGCGTGACGGCAGCGGCGACGGCAATCGGCACGATCGGCACAAAGGCGGTCCAGGCATACGCAGACTATGAGCAGCTTGTCGGCGGCGTGGAGACGCTTTTTAAGGATAGCCAAGATAAAGTCATGGAGTACGCAAACAACGCGTATAAAACCGCTGGGTTGTCCGCAAATGAGTACATGGAAACGGTTACGAGTTTTTCTGCATCCCTGCTGCAGTCTCTCGATGGGGATACCAGTGCAGCGGCAGAAAAAGCAAATTTGGCGCTGACTGATATGTCCGATAATGCCAACAAAATGGGATCGGACATGACTTTAATTCAAAATGCATATCAGGGCTTCGCAAAAGCAAACTATACGATGCTTGATAACCTCAAGCTCGGCTACGGCGGCACGCAGGCCGAAATGCAGCGCCTCCTTGAAGATGCGGAGAAAATTTCCGGTATCAAATACGATATTTCCAGCTATGCGGATATCGTAGATGCAATCCATGTCGTGCAGACCGAAATGGGCATCACCGGCACGACCGCAAAAGAAGCCGCGTCCACAATTCAAGGCTCGTTCGGTATGGTAAAAGCCGCATGGAAGAACCTCGTGACCGGCCTCGCCGACCCGGATCAGAATCTCGGAACTCTCGTGGGCAACTTCACGGATTCCATTGTCGTTGCGGGCAATAACCTGATCCCGCGCATTCAGGAGCTTTTGCCGCGCATTGTGGAGGCGATTACTACGCTGATGGTAACCGTAAGCACGCAGCTTCCGGGCATACTCGGATCCACCCTTCCCTCGCTTATTGAGGGCGCATCAAATCTGGTTACTGGGCTTATGTCCGCGCTCCCGGAGATCCTTACCGTTCTGGGCGATATCGCGCCGACGGCAATTGGGATTCTCGTTCCGGCCATAGTCGAGCTTCTGCCGGAAATCATTCAAACCGGTATAGATGTTATTATCTCTCTGGTACAAGGCATTACGGAGACGCTTCCGGAATTGATCCCGGCGGCAACAGAAGCAATCATCAAAATCGCTGAGACGCTGACCGACCCTGGAAATCTCGGGAATTTGGTAGATGCGGCGCTTGAGATCATCCTCGCTCTGGCGGACGGGATCATTGATGCCGTCCCGAGGCTGCTTGAGGTGGCTCCCAAGATTATCACAAATCTCATCACCGCGCTTACTGAAAACTTCCCCAAAATCATCGAATCCGGCGCAAAACTTGTTAAATCGCTGATTGATGGCCTGATTAAATCCATTCCGCAGCTTACTGCGGCTGCGCCAAAGCTTATTATCGGGATTGTACAGGGGATTCTTAACAATCTTCCGCAAATCATCATGTCCGGCCCACAAATCATTATGGCGCTTATTGAGGGCCTTATTAGCGCAATCCCAGAGTTGATTCTGGCAATTCCAACGCTGATCCAATCGATTGTAGATACGTTCCTCGGCTACGATTGGGGCAGCATCGGAACGAATATCGTTGACGGTATCAAAAACGGATTCCTGCATATGTGGGAGAGCCTAAAGCGGACGGTAAGCGATATGGTCAATGGCCTTGTGAGCGGCGTCAAGAGCATCCTCGGTATTGCGTCCCCGTCTAAAGTCTTCGCCGGAATCGGCGGCTACATGGCAGAAGGACTTGGACAAGGCTTTGACCGCGAAATGACTGACGTTCGGAAGAATATCGAGGATCAAATGACCTTTGGCACAACATCCTTCTCCGTGTCCGGCGCGGCAAAGTCCTCCGTCGGTGTTGTGAACGGTCTGCTTGCCAACAATCAGCCGAACCCGCTGACACAGGTGAATCTTGTCGTTGACGGCCAAACGCTGGCGCGGGTACTGTTTGACCCGCTGCGAGGCGAAATTCTGCAAAGGGGTGTGTCACTTGCGTAGAATTAAAATCACGGACGGCACAAACACGGTCACGCTTCTGCGCGATCTCGTGTTCACGATTCAGCCGAAGGATATCGGCGCAACCGCGACAATGGCATCCGGAAAGACCGTCATGGACATCATCGGCGTAAAAAATGAGCTGAAAATCCCGACCGGGTGGCTATCCGTTTCCGACTTGCGGAAGCTCCGCAGCATGATCAACACGAAACACGTGTTGAGCGTGACATACCCGGATGTAGACGGCGACAAAACAAGAGAATTCCTTTTTGAACAGCCGGAATACAAGGCAATCATCTATGACGAGGACGGGGTGTCTCAGTGGTGCGGCGTCACGATCTCCGCGACACAGCAAGGGGTGGATTGATGCAGAAGGTATCGAGCAATTACGCACCGTTTACACCGGTGCGTGAGGTTGGTATGCTCGTCCGGTTTTACCTCGTCGATCCGTCCGCAAAAAAGAACGGAACGGTTTCAGCATCGGATTCCGCGCCGGGGACCAGAGCAAGCGAGACAATCAGCGAAAACGAAACCATATCCGGGAAGTTTGCCGGGCTGGAGCTGAATCGATGGATGCTGGATGGCACAATTGATATCCCAAATGACGGATTTGAAGGGCAGCAAACAGGTTGGTGGAGCGGGGAAGTTTCGGACGAAAATGCGGAGCTGGACAGTACCCTTACCTTTGAGTTCTCCGCGCCGGTGTCGACCGTTGGATGGGCGCTGCTGTTCGACGATAAAATACAGCAGTATCCGGCCCAGATCACACTAACCGCATACGGGAGCGATAACGCCGTGATTGCAGCCGCAACAAAAGCGATCACACAGGTTCGGCAGAACATCAGCCTGCCAGCGGCAAATTACACAAGGCTGACGCTTCAGTTCGATAAAACGTACTTGCCGAAAACACGGGCAAGGCTGCGGCAGATCGATTTCGGCCTGACAGAAACATATGAAAACGATAGCATGGCAAATGTACAGATCGTGGAGGAAGCGTCCGTTTCCTGCGATGCTTTCCCGTCGAGGCAGATATCCTTTACATTCGATAACGCTGATCACAGATACAACATCCTCAATCCGGATGGAATTTTTGCGGTGATTCAGGAGGGGCAAAAGCTTCTGGCAAAGTGCATCGTAAACGGAGAAAACGTCGATGTCGGCGAATTTTTCTTTACGTCGGTAACGGCAACAAATTCCGGCGTAACGGCGCAGCTGGTAGGCAACGATATGGCTGCGGCGCTCGAACGGGCGACATATGAATCAGGGAGCGCTACCGCGTGCGAACTGCAAGTGGCGGTCGCCGCCGTCCTGACCGGCTATGATATCACGGTAATCTATGGCGGCAATGTGGCAGAAAGAACAGTTGTTCCCGCAATTCCCAGAAAAACAACGCGTCGGGAAGCGATCCGGCTGCTGGCGCAGGCGGCCATGTGTTCCGTGTGGTTTGATCGAGCCGGGGATCTGCATATTGCGGAGCTGTCTTCCGGCACTGTGCGCGGGGCCATAACACCGGATGAACTGTATGATTACGACGGCGTGAGCATCGCAGAAGCAGTTGACTGCGTGGAGCTGCACATCAAGAGCGATTACTCGGATAGCGTCGACGAAACGGTAACAGCCGGGAGCGGAAAAAACATCAAGAGCATCAGCAATCCGTGCGTGGCCCCAGAAAACTATCAACGCGTCGCTGCGTGGCTGCTGGCACAGTACAACCGCCGCAAAATCTATAGCGTAAAAAACCGCTGCAACCCGGCGCTCGAAACCGGGGACACGATCAAAATTTCGGACGCATTCGGACAGAATGAGAGCGCGGTGCAAACGGGCCTCGCGCTAACATTTGATGGGGGCCTTTACGCAATCACAAAAGGAGTGGGTGTATGAGCACGATTATCGATACCCTCATCAGCAATCGGACGCAGGCGGACGTGGAGCGGGTGCGGAAGCTGGCGGCGAAGGGCTTTGCCGCCATGACTTCCGACGAGCGGGCGGAATGGCTGACCGGGATGAAGGGCGCGTACAACGCTTCCGATCTGAACCGCGTGGGAACCGCCCTGAACTATCTGGCGGCGCGCCTCAGCTCGATCTGCGGCAAGAGCATCGCGTGGACGGCTAAAACCGATTGGGCCGTAACGGACATTATAACGGCATCACAGGCCGAGGCATACCGCAAGCAGGTGCAATCCATCCGGGACGCGCTTGCGTATCCTGCCGAAACGCCGGACGCGCCGCAGCTGGGCCGCTTGACCTACACCGATGCAAACAACATCGAGCGCATCCTGAAACTCTGCGAGGACTTAATCGTCAACGTTGCAAAATCTTTTCGCCACACCGGCGCGGCGGAGTGCGCCGCAGGAGGACTTCTGACATGACAGATCGACAACCCACAAAAATTCTCGCCAACGGCGCGATCCGCTACGGCGTCTATAATGCCGACGGCACGCTCAACCACTACGAATACCTCAAGCGCGAGGACGCGCCCACCGTCGAGGGCACGCCTCTCAACAAGGCGAATCTGCTATCCGATACCACTGCCGCGAAGATTTGGCCCGGCTCGAAGAAGCCGGACGACCCGACCGTGAACGACGCGCTCGGCAAGCTTTCGGAGGGTACGGCCAAAGTCGGCGACATCGCTATCACCGCCCGCACAGACCTCTCCGACGCATGGCTCCCGTGCGACGGGCGCACTGTATCGCAGGAACAGTATCCAAAATTGTTTTCTGTGCTCAGAAGCTCTGCCGCGCCGCTTCCGTGGGCGTTGAAGACATCGAATATTCAACCTGTAGCTGTGTGGTATCTGAATGGGGAATGGGTCGGCCTGTACGGCAGAAAGTTCTGGACGTCGCCCGATTTGGAGACGTGGACGCAGCAGGCAGATATGCCGACCGGACTCTTGCTGATATCGGATGTGCAGTATGCAAACGGCACTTATTACGCTGTTTTTTCCGGAGACTCCACAGAGTTAAACGGAGTGTACACAACGCGTAGCCTTGATACGCCGTTTGCGCTATATGCAAGCGGCGGCCTGCCTGGAAGCGCTGGACTGAAGATGTTTATTACGCCAAACGTTCTGTATATCTACGTAGTAAGAGGCGAATACGGAGCCTATAACAATTACACGGGAAGAAAAGTAAGTGCCAGCTACGTAAACCAAACAACAAAGGAAATAGTAAGCATCCCAGATTTTATCAGCGGAATTGTATTTTACGCCGAAGAAAAGGACTGCTTTTACAAGCTGAACTGTAGCACCAGCGACATACTGGAGACTTCAAAGGCAAAAACCCTGATCAACCCGACGTGGGAGGCAGTCAGCAGCGTAAACATCAAAGAATTAACTCCGTCCTTCAACCAGCCGTCGACGTACACCTATCACGCCCTGATGTCAGCTTACCATTGTGGGGCAAATATAATTGCTTTTTTTGCACTGGTGAACGCTGAATTCTCTGGCGCGGGAACCACGATGTATAGCGGATATATGGTATACAGGTATTCTGCGGACTACGGTGCAACGTGGGAAAACGGGAAGGTAGTTTCCTACAAAACCGATAGCTACTCGCTCGACAACTATACGAACGGCAAATACGAAAACGGGCTTTTGGTGCTTTCAGAAACCGCAAGCGAATCTGAAAGTGCTGATCGAGCGGAAAAGATCATTGCGATCAGCGCTCCAGCATCCGGCCCGGTATATGGAGACGTACTGGGGAGCAGCGTCGACAGTATTGCACTATCGCCGGACGGGGAGGCGGCATACATATCATCGAATGGGCTGGCGTACTGCGATTATAGCGCGGCGGGAAAAGAAATCCCTACCATCGGGACGGACACAAGAAGCAATGCCTACATCAAGGCGCTGGAGGAATAGCCATGCGGGATAGAATCGGCACAAACGATCTCGCAAACGGGGCCGTCCGCTACGGGGTGTATGACGCGGCGGGAAGCCTTCTGCGGTATGAATGGCTTCGCCCGGAGGACGAGCCGCTGGAGGCCGGGACGCCGCTCACGGCCGGGAACCTGCTGACGGCACAGAGCGCTGCAAAGATCTGGCGAGCGGGCGACGCACCGGCGAACCCGATGGTAAATGAGGCATTCGGGAAGCTGTCGGAGCCGAATTATCACGTCGGTGACATCCTCACGACCGTCCGCGTCCTCTCCGCCCCGTGGCACGCGTGCGATGGCTCAACATTCGACCAGACTGCATACCCGGCCCTCTACGCAGCCCTCGGCGGCGCGACGCTGCCGACGATCAGCTATTCCAGTGATACCACAACCTACATCAAAATGGCGGACGATTAGCCCGGCAAATAAAAGAGAAAGGTACAGAAAAATGGACACCAAAACCATCATCGTCACCCTCGTCTGCGCCGTGCTCGGCTCGTCCGCGCTGACGGCGGTCGTCAATGCCGTCGTCAGCGCGATACAGAAAAAGCGCGGCAAGGCCACAACGCAGGAGGCGCACCTTGCAGAGATCGACAAAAAGCTCGGGAAAATGCAGGAGCATCAGGACGAGCAGTATCTGGCGATCCTCCGGCTGACCATCATGTCAGAGGAAATGCCAATGGCTGAGCGGCTGATTGCCGGGCAGAAATACGTAAAGCTGGGCGGGAACGGCGATGTAAAAAAGTTTTTGCACCAGCTGGAGGCGCAATGCGGGCATAGCAGTGCGCAATAAATTGGGAGGCAGATATGCGGGTAAAAGGCAAGTGGAGCAAGGGCGAAATGGCGCGAACCATTGTGTTGTATCTGCTCCAGCTCATCACGACGGTAATTGTCTGGGCCTGCGCTCTGAAAACCGTCGCCGTCCTAATTGCAGTCATCCGCAGCCCGGAGCTCGGCGCGTCGGTAGACCTGTCCGACGTGCTCGGATTTACAGGTTGGGCAACCATCACAGAGCTTGGCCTGCTTGCTTTCAAGCGGGTTTTTGCAAAAAAGAATGATCCGGTAGAATAACGAAAGGGGTACACAATATGTATAAGCGAGTGAATTTTGAACCGATGGATAAACACCTGTCGGAAAGCATTCGGGGGAAGCTTGAAGAAGCGGAAGCGCTCATCATGCAGCTCCCGGCGGGAAGGAATAGAAGTATCGCCCTGACAAAGTTGGAAGATACAATGCTTCGTGCGAACCTCGCAATCTCTGACGCGGTTGCGACGAGAAGCGAAAGCGAAACAAAGGACTGAAAGGAGCATACATATGGAAAACATCAAGAAGCGGCTCGGCAATCTGCTGAGCGTCAAATCTATCGTCACACTGGTGCTGACGGCGGTATTTGCGTACATGGCAGTCGCCGGGAAAATCTCGCAGGACTTTATGATGGTGTATACCGTCGTGATCGCGTTTTACTTTGGCACACAGAGCCAGAAAGCGCAGGACGCGATTGACAACGCCACGAAGGAGGATGCGCAGAAATGAGCATCAAGATCGGGCAGGCCAGTCTCGGCGAGACGGGCGGCCGCAATCAGCAGCCCGGCAATCAGACCGGGCGGGAGCTGAATATCTCCAACTGGTACAATGGCCGCTGGCTCGGCATCTTGCGCTACAAGAGCCGCAAAAAGGCCGAGCGGGCCGCGCAGACGTGCGAGGCGGCCATTAAGAACCGGAACATCGGCTACGACATGGACAACAGGAACACGGCGTATGAGGCAGCCAGAGCCGTCGGCTGGGACGTGAGCAGGATCACAAAGCCAGTGGAGACGGACTGCTCCGCGCTCATGATGCTCTGCGCCGTGGCCGCAGGCTGCGCGTCGGTAGAAGCGCTCTACCGTCGGCAGGGCAACAGCTGCACCACCTACTGTATGCTGCACGATTGGCCCGCAACGGGCGATTTTGAATTGCTGACCGGCAGCAAGTATCTGACGACGGACGCGAATCTCCTGCGCGGGGACGTACTGGTAAGCGAGGGCCATACCGTGATGGCCCTCGAAGATGGAAAAAATGCAGAGGAGGAAACCGAAATGGTAGAAAAGAGCAAGATCATCGTCGACGGAAAGGAAGTCACCGTCGAGCGCATTCTGAAGAACGGCACAAACTACGTAAAAGTCCGCGATATCGCCGCCGCGCTGGATCTCGAAGTGAGCAACAAGGGCAATATCGCCGTATTGACGCACAAGGAAAAGTAAGGGGGCAAAGCCTATGTCGCCGCAGGCGCGGGCCAAGCTGCCGCCAGAGCTGGGCAGGCTGACCCGCAAGGATATGGAGGCCGTGATCTATCAGGCCAATCTTGGCCGGGAAAATGAGAAGATCGCGCAGCTCTATTTTGTCGACAAGCTCCCGCAGGTCGACGTTGCGACAGAGATGTTCCTGGGCCGCGCCACGGTCCAGCGCCGCCTGCCGGAGATCATGCGGGAGATGCAGCGGACATCCAGCAAACTGTATAACTGAGATAAGCGCCGAGAAATCGGCGCTTATTTTTAAGAAAATTTTCATTTTCCTCTTGACATTTACACGCATTGCGTGTATAATAAGGCCATAAGATAAAACAAGGCGAAAGCCGGAAAGAGGTACATCATGGAAACCAAGATCATCAACAACCGTTACGAACTCATTGCTTGCACTGCCATTGCCACCGAGGCTGGTGACACGGAAGAACAGTCCGCGATCCTCTGCCGCGATATGGATGCCTGCCTGGGCGATGCATTCTGCGTGTACTTTGGCTACACACTGGACGAACTTGCAGACAGCATTGAAGACGCTGACTATCCCGATTTCAGCGACGATACACTCGCCACCGTCCGCATCGACGGTCAGCCCATCAGCGCGTACTGCTTCTGATCGATGGATCGCATCTGTTCTCAGTGCGGTGCGCACTTCGAAGGATTCTCGCGCGATACAAGATGCCAAAAGTGCCGAAGGACTCCAGTGAGAGCCCTTCGCACAAAGGTTTGCGCGGATTGCGGGAAGAGCTATGAAACATATGGTACGCGCTCATTTTACTGCCCGGATTGCAGCGAAGCGCGAAAACGGATTGCCCGCGCAGAATGCAGGAAGCGAAAGGCGGCGGGCAAAACCCGCCCCATCGGCTCAAAGGATATCTGCGAGCGCTGCGGAGCCGAATACACTGTAGAGGGCGGTTTGCAGCGTTACTGCCCGGACTGCGCCAAAAAGCGCACGAACGAATACTGCCTCGAACGCTTTTACAACGGCGGTGCGGAGCAGAGAAGGGCCCGTACTGATTCCAGAGCCATCGCAACAGCGAACTGCATTGTGTGCGGCAAGCCGTTCCCGCTGGATGGGGCGCGTGACAAATGCTGCTCGGAGGAATGCCTGCGTATCCGAGCCCGGCAGCTTACTGCGCTGCATTATCAGGAGCATACCGAGCAATACAAAGAGCGGTGGCAGCAGTGGTATGCAGAAAACAAAGAAGAGTACCTGGAAAAGAAGAAGTCCGCAAAGAAAAGCAAGGAGGAATCCCGATGAAACTCACACCCTTTATTCGTTTCGCCCTCTACACCGAAACCGACGCATACGCCGACCGCGAAGCATACATTTCCGATATGGCGCTATCGAGCGTCTGGGGCGACGCCGAAGACGAAGAGATTCCGGCGGAGCGGCTGGCGCTGCTCGGCGGGATCTGGGACGGCACGCACTGCACGATCCCGGAGCTGATTAAGCAGCACGGCCTGACGCAGACGGGCTTCGCGCAGTATTTTGGAATCCCGCTGCGCACCGTGCAGGACTGGTGCGCTGGGCGGCGGGGATGCCCGCCGTATGTGGCCGCGATGGCGGCAGAGATTCTGGCTGTGAACGAACGATAACAAAAACTAAGCCCGTGGAATAACCACGGGCTTAAATTTTGAACCAAATTGATACACAACTGAGGCACAAGAAGCCGTAAAAAAGCCCATACTGGACACACAAAGGAGTGTTCGGTATGGGCTTTTCTTATTTTAATCCAAATCCCGCCGGGCAGAAGGTCGGGGACTGCACCGTCCGGGCTATCGCAAAGGCGACCGGGAAGAGCTGGGACGAGGTGTATATCGGATTGTGCCTGCAAGGACTCATCATGGGAGATCTGCCGAGCGCAAACAGCGTATGGAGCGCTTACCTCCGGCAGCAGGGCTTTACCCGGAACGTAATCCCGAACACGTGCCCGGACTGCTATACCGTCGCGGATTTCTGCGCAGATCATCCGCGCGGCGTGTACGTGCTGGCTCTATCAAGCCATGTGGTCTGCGCGGAGAACGGAAGCTATTTCGATACATGGGACAGCGGCAATGAGATCCCGCTGTTCTACTGGGCAAAGGAGGAAGCTTAATGTTTGGACAGCAGCCGTATGTGTATCAGCAGCCGATTTACAATCAGCCGCCCATGCCGCCGATGCAGGAGCCGCAAATGCAGATGCGTCCGCAGTATCAGCCTGCGCCGCAGATGCCAGCTTATCAGCCGCAGCCACAGCAGCCGCAGAACCAGTCGATCATCTGGGTTCCGAACGAGCAGGCGGCGAACGACTTCATTGTCGCGCCTAACAACGCCGTTACATTGTGGGATATGAATGCGCCTGTCGTGTACGTGAAAAAGGCCGACGCGAGCGGGAAACCGGCCATGACAACCTACGATCTCGTAGAGCGCGCACAGGCCGTTATAACGCCCGCAGCGCCGCGAAGGGACATGAGTGAGGAATACGTGACGCGCAAGGAGTTTGACGAGCTGGTAGCCAAGCTGACGGCCCCCAGCGCCAGACCGGCGAGAAAGACAAAGGAGGCTGAAAGCGATGGCTAATCCCCTGTTTCAGGCCCTCGGCGGCGGACAGATGCCAGGCCGGATGGGGCAGTTCCAAAACATGATACAGCAGTTCCGGCAATTCCAGAACAGCTTTCAGGGTGACCCAAAAGCAGAGATCGAAAAGCTTGTGCAAAGCGGGAAAATCTCGCAGCAGCAGTTGAATCAGCTACAGCAGGTGGCGGGGCAATTCCGGCAGCTGCTGCAATAGTTCGGGAATTCCGAACAGTTGAACGATCAAAATCGTGGCCACGATTGAGATAAATCTTTTGAATCTACGAAAGGAATGAAAAATATGAGTTTGAATGACGGCTCCCCGACCATGACAATGCCCGTCGCGCCTACCGGCATGACAGGTGGCGGCTGGGGCGGCTTCGGCGGTGATAATGGCTGGTGGATCATCATCCTGTTCCTTGCCATTTTCTGCGGCTGGGGCGGAAATGGAAACGGATTCGGCAACAACGGCAGAAATTCCGGCGGCGTTGTAGACGGCTATGTGCTGGCCTCTGACTTCTCCAACATCGAGCGCAAGATCGACAGTGTAAATCAGGGACTTTGCGACGGATTTTACCAGCAGGCGCAGCTTGTCAACGGCACCAACATGGCGATGGCAAGCGGCTTTGCTCAGGCCGAGCTTTCCCGCTGCAACCAGCAGGCCGCGCTTATGCAGCAGCTGAACAACATGGCGATGCAGGCACAGGAGTGCTGCTGCGAAAACCGCGCTGCAATCGCCCAGGTACGCTATGACATGGCGACGCAGGCGTGCGACACCCGCAACACCGTGCAGAACACCACGCGCGACATCATCGATGCCATGAACTGCGGCTTCCGCAGCATCGACCAGCGTCTGACGGCGCAGGAGCTTGCGGCGAAGGACGCGAAGATTGCCGAGCAGAACCAGCAGCTTTTCGGCTACCAGCTGGCAGCATCGCAGGCGGCACAGAACAATTACCTTGTTTCCACGCTTCGCCCGAGTCCCAGCCCGGCCTATGTTGTCGCGAATCCGTACTGCTGCAACAGCGGCTACAACTACGGCTGCGGCAACTGCGCGTAACAACTCCACATCGTAGAGCTTTTTCGTGGCCTCACGAAAATGGTCGGCCCCATTGCCGATACTCGATAGCAACGCGGCGGGGCAATCGTCCCGCCGCTGTATTTTTATGAAAGGAATGATTTTATGGCTGAATTTACATCATCCGGGATTCAAACTGTCGCCGCTGGGCAGAACGTCCCGCTGATCTCCACGGCGGCTTGCGGAAAGCCGTGCATCGTACATCGCGAAGGAAGCGGGCTCGTTACGCTGCGCGGGCTTACGCAGCAATGCAAGGCGAAGTTCCGCGTATCCTTTGGCGCGAATATCGCTATCCCTACAGGCGGAACAGTAGGCGCCATTACCGCTGCGCTCGCAATCAACGGCGAACCTCTGAGCAGCGCCACAGCGGCCGTAACCCCTGCGGCTGTTGAGAACTATTTCAACATCTTCGTTTCCACATTCGTGGAAGTCCCGCGCGGCTGCTGCCTGACTGTAGCGGCGAAGAACACCAGCGCGCAGGCGATCAGTTTCGCAAATAGCAATATGATCGTCGAGCGCGTATCGTGAAAGGAGGATGCAATATGTACGATTTAAGAAACCTGCGTGAAATGCTCTGCAAAGAGCTTGAAGAAATCGCCGACAAGCGCGAAATGTCTGCGGGCGATCTGGACGCGATCCAGAAGCTGACGAGCTCCATCAAGAATACCTACAAGATCGAGATGGCTGAAGACGGCGGCTATTCCCGCGACGGCGAGTGGGAGGCGGATATGCGCGGTACTTACGGCCGGGGCAGCTCTTACCGTGGCCGCCGCCGCGACGCAATGGGCCGCTACAGCCGCACAGACGCCCGCGAGCATATGCGCGCGCAGCTGGATGATATGATGCGCGACGCGGACGACGATAAAACCCGTGACGCGATCCGCCGCTGCATGGAGCAGATCGAGCGGGCATAAGGAGGCGCGATATGCTGGATAAAGCCGAGATCCGCAAGGAGATAGCGCGGCTGGAATATGAGGAATCCAGCTATCACAATTACGCCATGCTGGCGGATCTGTACGTGATCCGCCAGCAGATGCAGAAGGATGAGCAGGGGAGCCGGGGCACACGCTTGCACGCCTATTCCGGCGACTCTGCCCCCATAGTGCAGACGGAAGACCCGCAGGCATCGGCCCCGCAGACAGTAGGCAGCTATGGCGACAGCGACTTTTTACGAGCCATAGAGGGAAAGAAACCGTCCACCGTTTGGCCGATCATGGACGAGCTGATGGACACGCTTGCGGTCGTCAACGCGAGAGTGTACAATTCTGTTATGCAAAAAATAAAAAGGGGAGAGAGCCGCTAATCCGCCGAGGGCAAACAAAACAAAAACGAGGAGGCCGCGGCCTCCTCGTTTGCAATTCAAGGGTTGTTGCACGAAATAGAATCCTTGTTTTCGCGCCGGATAATGCGGACGATCGCGATGCCGCCAAAGATCACTGCCGCTGCAATCAGGGCGATAAAGGCCCACGCGAGCGCGGACAGCGAGCCGCCCTGAATGAGTCCGGCGTTTTTGATCTGTGCGTCGATGACAAGGTAAGCGATCAGAGACATAGCCAGCAGGGCCGAGATAAACAGAAGAATGTAGGCGATTGAGTGAACAGAGCATATCTGTGCCCGCAGAGCTTCGTTTGAGGCACGCAGCCTCGCGTTCTCGATCTCCAAATCGCGATTACGGTCTAAAAGTTTCCGCGGGATCTCCGCCGCGGGGGCGGGTGCACGCAGACCGTACATCTCATCTATGGAAAGGCCAAAGAAACGGCAGAGAGCAATGCAATCGTTCAGTTTCAATTCGACTTTGCCGCTTGAAAGCAGCTTTATCACAGCCGTTTTTGAAACGCCAGCATTTTCGACGACCTGATCGATGGTCAACCCGGACTTTTTCTTTTCTTCCCGTATTCGTTCGCGGAAAGTCTCGGAAAACAAAGCGGAATCTTCAATTGTCAAAATAATGCGCCTCCAACAATCATTTTTTTCGTCAGCAGAAAAGTTTTTTTAAAATAGAGCCCGTTTTCCACGTTTTTTTCAAAAATGAAAATATATTTTCGTGGGAATTCTCAAAAATGAAGAACAGTTTTAGCGAAAATTTCCAAAATGGACATACACTTTTCTATTTTGCGTATGGACATTTAACGCCCTGTTCTGCTACGCTGGAGACGTAGCAGATAGATGGCTAACGCGGTATCTGCTGCAAGGCCCCATCGTATGTGTAAGATACGATGGGGCCGATCAAACGAAATATTATATCAGAATATCAGTCCCATAAACGGTACACCAACGGCCTTCTGAGCGAAGAAAATAACACAAACAGTTTGTTTATAATGCCAAGTTGATTTTTAGAACAATCGTTCTATAATTGTTGACAAGGAGGAAAAACATGGAGTGCATCAACATCCGGGTAAACAATGGGCGGGTAGACGTGACGGTCGACGGCGCGAAGCTGACGGACGTGCACAGCGTCAGCGTGGATTACATCAAGGGCGTGCCGCTACTCTTCGCCTGCGTCGCCGACGTAGGCGAGGAACGGGACGAACGCCGGGGGCCGCGTGTGCTGAATTAAGAAAGGATGGAATATCTATGTGGTTAAAAATTGCTGAAATTGCGTTGCTTGCTGCACTTGCCGCAGATCTCTTATTGCTTCTGATACTGTGCGCAAAGGAGAAAGCGGCGGAAAAAGAAATAAAAGAAATGCTTGGGGAAGAGGGATTCCAACAGTATATCTTGGAGATCGAGCAGGAAAAGAAAATTAAAAGAAAGAAAAAACGCCCGTAAGATACTAGGAAACGGCGATCAATGGAATCTATTACATATCATAGTACAACCTACAGGAAATAACAATTGGAATAATCAACGAAAAACAGCAAGATATTTTGTGAGGAATCGAGGCGCGTATGGAAAAGACACGGAAAAGAATCGACTTATTACTAAACGAAGCAACACTGGAACAGCTCTGCGTGATCCTGCAAATTATTCTGGGAATCTTAAAATAAGCGCCGAAGCGAGTTGTTCGCTTCGGCGCTTGTTGGTATCTACAATTACGTGGGCCACATTCATGCGACCCACGTAATTGTAGACCTGAAAAGGGAAGGCGGCAAATCAATCAGTGAGGGGGTAAAGGGTTAGGCACATATCGCTGCCTGCTTTGGAATAGGATTTTGACCGCTTATGGTAAAGGACTTTCTGCAGGACAGTTTTGAGCAGATCGTTTTTATCCTGCGGAGTCGCTGCAAGGGGGTACGCTTCGAGCACATGGCGAACAGCGGGGGCGAGACGGGCGCGTGCTTGCTTGGCACGCGTGATTTCGTCCTGCGCGCGCTGGTTCTCTTCGACGCGGGAAACAATCACCTGTTTATCTGCGGCCAGCGCCTGAGATCGCTGAAGAAAGACTTCTGGTGTGTAAACGCCGGTCTCGACGAGCTCGTATGCGCGGGCTTCCTGCGCCTCCAGCTTAGCAAGCTGCTTCTGGTCAGCGTTGATGGAAGCGGAGAGCGCGTCTAGCAGTGAATGGTCGTCGTTGGTGTCAGCCTCGCCGACCTCAAGCTCACGCAGCCAATCACGCAGAGCATCAAGCAAAGCCTCTTCAATCTCGCTATACCATGAACTGACAGTGGGGCAGCCCTGCGTTGGGCACATGAATGACGGACGCCGATCACCGGAAGACGCTCTGCGGACCATGACGCGCCCGCACTGGTCGCAGCGAACAAGCCCGGCAAGGCTGGTAACGGTCTTCCATGCGCCCTTGCCGCGCGGAGCAACAACTGAATAACTCAGCGAAACAGCCTTATCGTACTGCGCCTGTGAGATCAGCGCATCGTGCAAGCCTTTATAGAGCTTCAAATCCTCCTGCCGGGTGCGCGGGCGGCTGACGACAACAGAGCCGTCAACGATACGCTTCGTCTCCGGCCTGCCGCCGGATTTGATCCATCCGGCATTTGCCGGGTTACGAAGCAATTCCAGAATAGCGGAGGTTGTCCATGAGTTGCCGGAATTCGTCTTGACGCCGAGAGTATTCAGCCGCGAAGCAATGGCGTAAGAACCGATGCGCGCGCAGCCCTCGCCGGTATACCAATCATAAATCTGCCGGAGGATCGGGGCCTGCTCCGGGTGCGGGACGAGCTTATAGCCCTTGTCGTTCGGCAGCTTCTCACGCAGCCAGCCAAATGGCGTTTTCCCGGAGATCCATTTACCCTCGCGCAAAGAAGCCTCCTTTCCGCGGGACAGGCGGCGTTTGATGGTGTTGTATTCCCGCCGGGACATAAAGAGGCCGAACTCAAAGTACTCCTCATCCATCTCATTGTTTGGATCATAGATCTTGTTCGGCGTGATGATCTTCGTGTTGGAATACTTGAAGGTCTGGGCAATAATGCCCTGGTCGATGGTGTCACCGCGCGCCAGACGCTCGACCTCCATGACGAGCACGCCGGCATAGCTGCCGGTCTCGACGAGCTGCAGGACCTTCTGCACCTCCGGACGGACGGCGATAGAATCACCCGTCACGACTTCCTCGCAGATCTCCACGACGTTCAGGCCGTTGTTTTCGGCCAGAGACAAGAGCGTGGCACGGTGGCGCTTGAGCGTGTCGGTCTGCCCAAGTGCTTCTGCCTCCATATCCTTGCGGGATTTGCGCAGATAGACAATATACTGCGCGAGCGGATCTGAAATCCGCCATGTTGATGTAAATTTCATAACAAGATTTTCACCTTTGCACGAAAAGGTTATACATATACCGCTCCGGACTGTCAGTCCGGGGCGGTGTTTATTTGCCTGTGGTTATTTGGGATTGCAAGTCCCGCACGCGCCGTATCCGGCGGCTATGGCGTCGTCCGAAGAATCAAACCAGACTTCATTTTCACTCAGTATCTTTTTGGCCCATCGGCAACTCGGTTTGTGGAATTTGTCGCTATCCTTGCTTGCGACGAATTTTCCAGCGGACTTACCCTGAGAAGGATCTGGAGAAGTAGTTTCCACAGGGGGGTCTGCCTCGCTGACGTCGGAATTGACGTCAGAAGAGAGCGCGTCGGGATTGACATCCTTTGAATTTGCTTCCTGCAAGAGATTGCCGGACTGATCTATAAAGCGGACATTGATATTGTCAACCGGTTCGCCCGTGCTGAAATAGTGATACAGGCCGCCGCTCATATAGAACACCAAGGTCATGAGAGATTCCTGAAGGTTTACAGTGCCGGAAGACAGCGTGACGGTGAATTTTGTGTAGTCGTCGGAGGCGTCAATCGCGGTGACGTTCGGGTAGTCCTCAGAGCCTACCATATCAGCAAGGCTGCTGTCAAGCTGCTGCGCCATATCCTTCATTAGTTTTTTATGGCAGGCCTCCGTCATGATATATGTGACGGAGCCGTCCGCATTCAGCGTGGCGGATTTAAAGCCGTCTGCTTGCTCGACTTTTGCATCAAGCTCATCCTGCGTGATGTCTTCGCCTATGTAGTCGGACGGAATTGTGATTTCGACTGTCCCGCCGCTGAACAACGTCCCGGAGTGCTTTTCCACGTTGAAGGATTGCGAAGATTGTTCAGGTGCATCCTGCGCGATGGACTGTTCGGGCGTTTCCGGCGTCTGGGAAACCGCCTCCTGTGCCTGTGCGGGCGGCTGATCCGCCTGCTTAGGCTGCTTTGGAAAGAGCAAGATGCCGAGAGCGGCCAATACGGTGGCTCCGATCAGAATAAAATTCCTCGAAGAGCCGGTTTTTCTCCTGTTTTTTGCGCCGCATACCTTGCAAACGCGCTCACTGGCGTTGATCTGAGCGCCGCAGGAGCGGCAGATCATTTTCCGGTTCGGCGTGTCGCAATGCGGGCAGAACTTCTCCTTTTCGTCAAACTCCACGCCGCAGCGGGGACATATAACAGTGTAATTTTGTTTTTGCATCGGCGTCATAGCCTCCTCGCAGAACGGTGCAAAACCGCATAAATCAATACATGAAAATTCTACCACGCAGCAGGAGCGGGTTCAATCCGCAATATTCCACAAATTTCAACGCCAAAAACCGACAAAAAGCACCGAGGCGGTTATCCGTCCTCGGTGCTTTTTGCTGAATCGCTCTTTTGCAGCTCATCGATAAACCGCTCAATCTTGCCCCAGTCCTCCGGCGGAAGGGCCATGAGCAGCGTTATGAACCGCTTGCGGAAGGAATCGTCCGCGTCAGACATGATGTTCGCGACCAGCAGGCCAAGCTCTTCGTTCGCGCTGCGCTTCACGTACATTTCCCCTTCGCCGTCTTCGAGCCAGGCAAGAGAAACGCCGAATATCCGAGCAATGTCGGCAATGGTGCGGTCGCTGGGGGTCTTAGCACCGGAGCAGACGAAGGAAATAAAGGACGGAGAGACGTGAAGTTGCTCTGCAAAACTCGTTTTTGTGATGCCCAGATCTTTGATAAGGAAAGCAATCCGGTCATTTATGGTTTCCATGTGTATCACCCCTTTCGCAAATGAGAATATCACAGCAGAAAGAAAATGTCAAGAAAAATGTGACTGGGTTAATCTTATACTTGACAAAAAGGGGACGATGTGCTAAGCTATAACCAAGTCAAAAATAAATATGATTTAGTCAATTCAACAAATCAAAGTGAGGTGAGCAAAATGCCGGAAGAACAGAAGCGTCAGGCGGAGAAGATCTCTGCTGAAATGAACAAACTGACGCCGGAGGCGCGCGAAAAAGTGCTGATCTTCGTGCAGGGCATGACGGCCATGCTGGACACGCCGAAGACGCCGAAGGAATCCGCTTGATTCTGCGTAATATTTCCAATTCAGGAAAAGCTAAAGCCGGAAGGAGGCTGAAATCATGCCAAAGCATTACGATCCCATTGCGGAGGAAGAACCGCATATCGTGGCGGAATACCACCTGAAAAACTGCACGGCTCTGATCGCAGATAACTATCTGCGCCGCCTGACGCCAGAGCAGAAGGAAGCCAACCGGCAGGCCGCCCGCCGCGTCGCATGGCGCATCATCGAAGCCGCCATCGCCGAAGGCCGCCTGCCAGCTGTCAGTAACTAACGCGCCGGGAGGCGCGTACATAAAAACGAAAAGGAGAATTTACTATGAATTACATCAACAACCCGAACACTATGTGCTGCTGCTCCTTCGATCACGGAGACTTCATCCATGTAGAGCGCAGAACCGTTCTTGTCGACATTGTGGGCGGAAAGGTCTGCGAGCTCGGCAACGTTACGCCCGGCCACAGCTATGACTGCGAAGATCGCTGGGCGCTGATTAAAAACTACGTAGTCATCGCGTACTACCCCACAGAGGACGCAGCGAAGAACGCATACGATAAGCTCGTGGACGAGTTTGCGATCCGGGGCCATGTGTTCACGGTATCGGAGGCGTAACATCATGATAGCCGTTTTTGGGAAACGGGGGCCGGACGGGAGATTTCTCCCCGGCCAGACTTTTGAATTTAAGCATCCCGGCGAAGAAAACGGCGAACCCGTGATCGACGCCTTTGCCCGCTGGGCGGCGGAACGATACCGCCGGGAACAGGAACAGAAGGAGGATGCAACATGGCGGAGGGAAAGACCTACACCCTCACATTGAGCGGGCAGGAGCTGCATGATCTGATCGAGGCGGCGCTGGTGTGTGAGTGCCAGACAGCGCAGATCATTAACGGACTCAAGCGCAAGGGGCTGGACATGGAAGCGCAGAAGCTCGTTACACAAAATGCCCGGCTGGCGCGGATCGTCAGGCGGATGCAGGAGGCGAAGGAGAAAACAACATGAGAACGAATCTTGCAGAACGGCTCGGGGTCGAGCCGGAGGAAACGACTGAGGAACGCCGGGAACGGCTGAGGGAGGAATTGGAGGCCCGCAAGGCGGCGCGGCGGATCATCAAAGGAATGTGCCTTTGGGTAAGCGGCGCGGCGATGATCCTGTCAGCAATGGCCGGGACGGCCGCAATGACGTATGAATGCGTTGTGACTGGCTTCGTCGCGCTCGTGACACTCTTGTATGGGCTGGCATAAAGAAATGACCCCTGCCGCGCGGCAACGCGACAGAGGCCGAAAGGAAAACGATTGTCGCCCTCATTATAGGGCAGAAAGGAACATATGTCAAGTTTAACGGATTCCCGCGTCCGGCATGGTGCGAAAGCCTGCGTCGACGCGGTACATCGGGCCGACTACCCGAAGTTTAATAAGGTTCTGCTTTCGCAATGCGAACACCCGGAGAAATACGGTGTCAGGCTAGAACCCGACGCAGCTGCGGCGATCAAGGCGCTGGACGCGCCAAAGAACCGCGTTGAGCGCAGGAAGAAGACGAACCGGTATTATTTCCGGCTGACGGATGATCAGGCTAAGAAGCTGGACAGGCTTCTGAAAAAGCTGGGCTATTCTACGGTTCAGAGCTTCTGTGAAGCGCTGATCCGCCAGGAGGTGAGCCGGAATGGCATATGACGGCGAAAACCTGTACTTGAGCATTCCGGAGCCGGAGTACGAGCCGGACGAGCCGGAGGACGAAGATCGCTACTTGTTCCCGCCACTGTGGCGGGTGGGAAAGATGAAACAGGAGGTAGAGTAAATGCTCGATACGATCTCAACGGCGAAGATGAGCCGCGAAGAATGGCTGGAGGAACGCAGAAAGTCCATCGGCGGGAGTGATGCGGCGGCTGTTATCGGAATGAGCCGCTTTGCAAGCCCGTACACGGTATGGATGGATAAGACTGGGCGTCTCCCGGAAAAGGAAGACACAGAGGCTATGCGGATCGGCAGAGATCTTGAGGAGTATGTTGCGAAGCGTTTTGAGGAAGCGTCCGGGAAAAAGGTGCGGCGCTGCAACTACATCATTCGGAATCCCGCGTATCCGTGGGCGCACGCAGACATTGACAGGCGAATTTCCAGCGAAAATGCAGGGCTGGAATGTAAGACAACCTCGACGCTTGACACTCGGCAGTTCAACGGCGTGGAGTTCCCGGAACGCTACTATGCACAGTGTGTGCATTATCTTGCTGTCACCGGCCTTGACCGTTGGTATTTGGCGGTGCTCGTATTCGGGCGCGGATTCTTTACATACACGCTTGAGCGCGATGAGGCGGAAATCTCCGCGCTGATGGAGGCGGAGAAGCTTTTCTGGCGGTGCGTCGAGGAAGACACCCCGCCTGCACCGGACGGTTCGGAGGCGACGACGGACGCGATCAGCACGGTTTATGCCGATAGCAACGGCGAACAGCTTGATTTGTTCGGACGCGAACAGCTGCTGGCTGAGTATATGCAGATCAAACGTCAGGCGGCGGCACTGGCGGAGCGCAGCCGCGAGATTGAAAACACGATCAAGCTCGATATGGGCACGGCAGAGCGGGCCGCCTGCAACGGCTACAATGTATCTTGGAAGCAGCAAAGCAGGCAGACGTTCCAGCCCAAAGCCTTTAAAGAGGCATACCCGGATATCGATTTGACGCCGTTCTATAAAACGGTGCAGGCCCGGCCATTCAAAATTACAGAAATGAAACAGGAGGAAGAATCATGAACAAAATCCAGCAGGCAACCGCGCAGACGGCAATGAAGGCACAGAGCGGCGGAAATCCGACAATGCAGCAGTATATCAAGCAGATGGAGGGGGAGATCAAGAAAGCGCTTCCGTCCGTCATGACGCCGGAGCGGTTCACGCGGATCACGCTTTCCGCCCTTTCCACGAATCCGAAGCTGGCGCAGTGTACGCCGCAGTCCTTTCTCGGCGCGATGATGACCGCCGCGCAGCTTGGCTTGGAGCCGAACACGCCGCTTGGGCAGGCATACTTGATCCCGTATTGGAACGGGAAACAGAACCGTCTGGAATGTCAGTTCCAACTTGGGTACAAAGGCATGATTGATCTGGCATACCGCTCCGGCGAGATCCAGACGATCCAGGCACAAGTCGGACACGCGAACGATACGCTGATTGCCGAGTATGGTACAGAATGCAGCCTGAAATTTATCCCGAAGCTGAACGGAGATCGCGGCGACCCGGTGAACGTCTGGGCGATGTTCAAAACAAAGGACGGCGGCTACGGATTCGAGATCATGACGCTGGACGATGTTCGCGCCCATGCGCAGAAGTACAGCAAGGCATACGGTTCCGGCCCGTGGCAGACCAACTTCGAAGAGATGGCAAAGAAGACCGTTCTGAAAAAGGTTCTGAAATATGCCCCGATGAAGTCTGAATTTGTCCGGCAGATCGCGCAGGACAGCACGGTCAAGACGGAGATCAGCGACGATATGTTCAGCGTTCCTACTGTTGTCGCAGATGCGGAAATGGTAGACAATATGCCTGTTGACCAGACTACAGGTGAGGTCATGGAGGGCAACGCAAATGCTGAATAAAATCGTTATGATGGGCCGTCTGACCCGTGACCCGGAGCTTCGGCAGACGCAAAGCGGAAATTCTGTTGTATCCTTCACGCTTGCCTGCGACCGCGATTTCGCGGCGCAGGGCGCGGAGAAGGAAACGGACTTCGTGGATATCGTCGCATGGCGCGGCACGGCTGAGTTCGTCAGCAAGTATTTCTCCAAGGGCCGCATGGCCGTGGTGTCTGGCCGTTTGCAGATCCGCAACTGGGAAGATAAGGACGGAAACAAGCGCAAAACGGCAGAGATCGTCGCAGAAAGCGTTTATTTCGGCGACAGCAAGCGGGACGGGCAGAATGCTTCTGCCGCTGCACCGGCCTCTTCGGAGTTCAAGCCGCTACCGAGCACAACGCCGGTTCCGTTCTCTGCGCCGGATATGCCGCAGATGGAGATTGGCGACGACGACCTGCCGTTCTGAGGGCTGACGGATGGGAGATAAAAAGGAATACGTCAAGCTGTGGCTGAGTTACAGGAGCTATTTCGAGGCGTACAGTGCTGCTGAGGTGGGGCGCTTGGTGCTGGCCGCGATGGATTATCGCGAGTCGGGAGCAGAGCCAGAGTTCAGCGGGAGTGAACGTTTCATTTGGCCTGCGATTCGACGGGACATTGACGAATCCGTAGCGGCGCAAAAAGCCGTCTCCGCGTCCAGAAGTGAGGCAGGAAAGCAGGGCGGTCGGCCTGAATCCGAAAAAGCAAATGCTTTTGACGAAAGCAACGAAAAGCAAAAAAAGCAAATGCTTTCCGATGAAAGCAAAAAAAGCTATGGACAAAGGAAAAGGACAAAGGAAAAGGACAAGGACAGTATTCTTTCCCCCCTACCCCCCACGCTGCGCGAAGCAGTTGAAAAATGGGTGGCGTACAAGGGCGAACGACGGGAGGAGTATAAGCCTGTCGGCCTGCAAAGCCTTGTTACGCAGATCACAAAGGCTGCGGAGGAATACGGCGAGGAAGCCATGATCGACGTGATAACCCGTTCTATGGCCGCAAATTACAAGGGGATCGTGTTTGACTGGCTGAAAGAGACCAGCACACGCCCTGCGGCGCTCGGCCGCGCTGCAAAGCCCGGCTACGGCGTACAGGGACACCATGACGAGCTGAATCCACTGGAACGTGCGGCTGTGGACAGGGTGATGGGGCCGGTGTCAAAGGGCGCTGCCCGATTGCAGCAAGGCGTGCAGCGCCACGGGGACGAACTTGATGCGTTCCAGCTGGAGGCAGTCGAGCGAATGCTTGGGGAAAACAAGGAGGATAATACATGAGATTTGTTTGCGACTGCTGCCACGATCTGACGAACATCGAGGCCGACCGGATGGAGATCCAGGGCGACAAGCTGATAGTGTACAGCCGGGGCAAGCTGGTGTACGTTGCGGATCTCGGCCAGATCATGCTGGCGAAGCTGACGCCGGGGAGGGATGAGGCAAAATGAGAGCCACGAAAGACGGTGAGTTTCGCAGCAGCGTCTACACACAGCGTCCGCCGTATGCTGATTTTGAAGCGCCTGCGAAGTTTCAGGCGATACAGAGCATTATTGCAAAGCGCCTGAAGGAGCATCCGAATGCGATGTGCTCTTATTCTGGCGGCAGCGATAGCGACATCATGATCCACATGATCGAGACGGCCCGCAAGATCTTCGGTCTGCCGCCGATCAAGTATTACTTCTTCGAAACGGGCCTTGAAATGGAGGCCACGCGGCGGCACGTCAGGGAAACGGCAGAGCTGTACGGCGTGGAGATCCAGACTGTCCGTCCGAAGAAGAACATTGTGCAGGCGACGAGAGAATACGGGCAGCCGTTCGTCTCAAAGATCATGTCTGCTGGGCTGGAAGCCGTGCAAAAAAAGAACATTCCGCTCACCATCGCGGATGAATACGATCAGGCGGGAGACAAGTCGGCGAAGCGGAAGGAACTGAAAGAGCGATATCCGGGCTGTGAGCAGGCAATCAATTTCCTCTGCTGCTGCAATTCGGCAGGCGAACCGCGCCCGAATATCCAGCTTGTTATCAACAGTTCAAAGTACATGCTTGATTTCATCAAGGAAAATCCGATCCCGTTCCGCGTCAGCAATCACTGCTGCGACATCTGCAAAAAGCAGCCCGCACACGCCATTGAAAAGCAGTTTGATATGGTGATTACCGGAGAGCGCCGCGACGAGGGCGGAATGCGTTCCGTGCCGCGCAGCGACAGCTCGACGATGTGCTTCACCGAGACGGCAGCAGGCAAGTTCCGACTCAGGCCGCTGTACTACGTCTCAGACGCGGACAAACAGTGGTACAAGGACTACTACGGCATCCGATATTCGGACGCTTACGAAGTCTACGGCCTCAAGCGAACGGGCTGCTGCGGCTGCGCGATCTCGGCAAGAGCCGCGTCCGATCTGGAACTCATACGCCCATATGAACCGAACGTCGTCAAGGCGGCATGGGCGATCTTCGGTGACAGTTACAGGTATCGCGCGAAGTACAACGAGTATAAGGCTATGCGGCGGGAAATGGAGAAAGCTGCAAAGCGGCCAGACGATTGCACGGAGCAACTGCCCGGCCAGATGGTTCTTAGTGAAATGAAGGAGGACACGCAATGACGGATAATGCCGTGAGTGTCATCTCGACAAGAATGCGTGGGAATGGCGCGGATTGCCGGAAGCGCCGGAGGGAGGAGAATAATGCCACCTAAAGAAAATCCTGAAAGAGCCTGTGAAGAGTGCATCCATTATTGGGCGTGCTCCAGGCAATGCGGCGAGCCGATGGCGCAGAGTAGCGCCACTGGCTGTGAGTGCTACGAGACGATTAAAAGCAGTATGGCGTATTATGTCGGGACACTGGATGGAGCCAAAGGAAAAATCCCAAATCGCCTCCGCGAGCTGGCCGAGGCCGACAAGGACGGGCGCGTGGTCGTGCTGCCGTGCAAGGTGTACGAGACTGACGGGGTGAGGGTGTATGAGCACACGGTGCGCGAGGTCATCTACGAGACGGCAGGCGGCCCGGCTTTCGATAAAAATGCAATCGGGAAGAGCATATTTTTAACCCGCGAAGAAGCCGAGAGGGCTTCGCGGGAAACACAAGGGAAGGAGGATGCCGATGGAGCGACTGACAAGCCGGAATGAAGATTGTGTTTCGGTAAATGGGCACGGTCTGTACCACTTAACGATGACCGAAGTCGTTCAGATGGCAGATCGACTTGCGGCCTACGAGGACACGAGGCGGGAGCCAGAAGAAGTAACCGCTCTGGGGAAACTGTTCGATTACGCACTGAAAGAATCAAAAACGCTGACTGAGCAGCTTACATTGCTCAAGCACATCCGCGAGCTTGCAGAGGCCGACAAGGACGGGCGGTGCGTCGTGCGGCCGTGCAAGGTGGGCGATAAATTATACAGAGTGTTTGCCGGAGAAATCTTCGAGCACCGAGTCGGGAGAATGAAATACTTCGCAATACAGGGACGGTGGGACATTGAAACGTACCCGTTCTGCCCATGCGTGGAAAGTTCCATAGGAAAAACTATATTTTTGAGCCACAAAGAAGCCGAGAAGGCTTTGCAGGAAATGGAGGGAAAGGCATGAGCAACCAGGGAGTAATCCGTGGGACAATTGATGGACAGGAAAAGTATTGCAGAATCCCAATCCGTAGCCGCTTGTATGAATCCGTGATGGAAGATAATACGACGGAGCTTTCCTCGGAGGCGATTCTCGCCATGCCGCATGACAAGGCGGCTGCGGTGATTGATGCAATTATGGCGGACTGGCTCTACTGGCTCAAGAGAGCCGGGGAGTTGTGGGTACTGACGCGCAATTCCGCCGAGGAAACGGAGGGCAAGGCATGACCAGAAAACGCGCAAGAAAGATCCTCATGTCTATCGGCACGAGCCGGAACCATGCAAACTGGGGGCTGACGGCAAAGCCGCGCTGGAAGACAAACGCCGGTGTGGTATAGGACACGCTGGCGATCAAACTGTACGCGAAGCTGCTGCGGGCAAGAATGGAGGGCAAGAAGAATGGCAAAACGTAAAAACATGATGGACATGACGCCGGTCTGCGAGCGGTGTGGGAAGGTTGCGCCGGTGGACGAAAAGCTATCGACTCCGAACTGGACAGTTTACCGGACAAAAGAGCCGTGCGAATGCGGCGGGAAATACACGGCGCGTGCGTTTTTGGACGACAGCGTGCTTTCATCGTTCGATAAGGAGGCAAACCATTCAAATGATCGCTGAGTATCTTGATAGGAGCAGTTTAGTTGCGCGGATGAAGTATTACGAGGAGCACACAACGGAAGAATCTGGTGAGCATTATGCGTATTCAGTTGCACTAAGAGAGATAAGAAACGCGCCCGCCGCCGACGTTGCGGAGGTGGTGCGGTGCAGGGACTGCGAACACGCCGAACGGTATGAGCGGGCGGATGGAGACGCAGGCTATTATCGCGGACATCCACAAAACAGCTTCACCTATGGTGAGCGCTGGGATCGTGTATTCAAACCGGCAAAAGAGGCAGACGATTCTTGCAGCTATGGGGAACGGAAGGAAGGAGACAACGACAATGTTTCAGATTGAGCTTTTATCCGGTGGCGTTTTCTGGGTATACGCCGTATACCCGCAGATGAGCGCGTTTTTGATTTGGAAAGACGATCACTGGATTTGGATGGCGGCTGATAAGTGTAAACCGTATGTCCAGCCGTGGGCAGTTACTACCGTCGATAACTTTCCGTCCGCAGACGCTGTGCCGGTTGTGCGGTGCAAGGAGGAAAGCTGATGCAGGATTGCTGCTTGACATGCAAAAACCTGGAATACAGAAAGAACTACGTTTATCCGTACCGGTGCTTGAAGCACAAGGCGGAATGGTTCTCGGAGAAGGAATTGGAACGGATGTACTTTTCCGGAGAGGAGTGCAAAGACTTTGAACAAAGGAGGTGGCCTGATGGGCACAATTCTGGCGATTGATCCGGGGAATATGAAATCCGGCTATGTTATCGTAGAGCACGACGGCGAAGAAATTCGCCGCGTGCTGGAGGCCGGGAAGATCGAGAATCCGGCAGTGACTGATATGCTTGACCGCAAGCTTTATGCGAACTGCATGGATGTTGCAATCGAAATGATTGCTGGAATGGGAATGACGGTCGGGCAGGAAGTTTTTGACACCTGCGTATGGATTGGCCGGTTTTGGGAAATAGCGTTGAGGTCGGGAGGCTACGAGCCAATACGGATATACCGCCGCGAAGAAAAGCTTGATCTGTGCGGTTCACTCTCTGCCAAAGACGCAAACATTCGTCAGGCTCTTGTTGATCGCTACGCGCCCGGCCAGCAGAATTTCGGCAAGGGCACGAAGAAGAATCCCGGCTTCTTCTACGGCTTCTCTGCGGATATGTGGGCGGCGATGGCTGTCGCCGTGACGTATTTCGATAAGTACATCAAGGGGGTAAAGCTATGAGCAAGATGCAGCGTAAGCCGCCAAGACCGCCGATGCAGCTGACGTGCGATGCCTGCGGGAAAACGTTTATGCGCGCACCGTCGAAGTACAAGGCAAAATACAATTTTTGCAGCGAGGCGTGCGCCTGGACGGCACATAGGGACGCTGTGATGGGCCGGGCGGAGCGCGCGCGGATCCTGATTACGCGATCAATCCCGGTATACCCGGAAATGCGGCCTGTCTGCGGGCGGGTGTATCCTGCCGAGAAATACAAATACAGGACAAACCGGACGGGATATGTCGTCGAGGTGGGCGGCAAGCGGGTTTGCGTGAGGGTGGACGAATGCAGGGAGATTTAAGAATCAGCCCATATTCCGCTCCGTGCGGAAGCTGCCCCGAGAAAGGCTGCGGGGCAAAGCATACGACCTGCGAGGCGTACATAGCGTTCCGCAAAAAGGCGGACAAGTACAAGCGCGATAAGCAGAAGGCAATGGCGCGCAACTCCTCTACACGGGGCTGTATGCGGACGCTGCACGATGCGAACCGCGCAAAGCGCGAAGGGAGGCAACATTACTGATGAGCACGCCGCGATACGGCTGGTGGGCCTATGCAAAATGGATGATCCGCAGCTATAAGGGCGGCGGGCTGATGACGAAGGCAGAGCGCGCTGCCGTTGCGGAGGCAATCGCGGAGACGGAACAGCTCGTTGACGGCGCGGAGCGACTCCGGCTCATAGACTTGGTTCTTTGGAAGCGGACGCACACCTTACAGGGCGCTGCGATGGCGGTTTATGTGTCCGAACGCACCGCGCAGGAATGGCACAGGCAATTTATTCGCCTTGTGGGGCAAAAAAGAGGGCTTTTATGAAAAAGTCTGCGTCCCAGAGCCAAATTTAACATTTACTATAAGGGCGTAGAGATCAACTCTACGCCCTTCTTCATCGGCACCGCAGCGTTCTGCGGAAACCTCCTCCTCCTGTTCTCGTGTTCTCCGGTGTGAATAAATATATTTATTCACACACGGAGACACGAGAACGAAAGAACGAGGCAGAAAGGAGCGGCTATGGCGAGTTTGCGCGCCCTTGCACACAAGCTGCAAACAGCACTCTTGTACAACGGAATCAAAATAAAAATCAATCAAATGCAGATCTATTCCGCGAAAAACGACAGGATGGTGACGAAATACATGGTTTACGAATATCGACCTGATGAAAAGCCGAAGAACGTCACTCTGCTGGAAACGTACCAGATTGCGGATGTGGTGAAGCTACTGGCCGGACTTTACAGCGATGGCGGATGAAAAGCTTACGCCGAAGCAGAGACGATTCTGCGAAGAATATCTGAAATCCGGGAACGCGACAGAAGCAGCGAAAAAGGCCGGGTACAAAGAAACATCATGCAGAGTGATTGCGGCAGAAAACCTATCAAAACCAGCTATTTCTGCGTATATAAAGCGCAGGCTGGACGAACAGGAAGCGGCGCAGGTCGCGGATTCAAACGAAATTCTGAAATTTTACACTGCGGTCATGCGCGGGGAGATCAAAGACCAGTTCGGCATGGACGCATCGCTATCCGACCGGCTGAAAGCCGGTGACAGCCTTATGAAACGCTACGCAGCTGCTTCCGACCGCAACAGGACGACAATGGAGAAGCTTGATTCGATGCTGAAGGAGTTCCAAGATGCTGTTAAGTCCGAAACAACGTGAATTTGTAAAATACGGGACGCATCGATGGAATTTCAAGGGCGGAGCCACCAGAAGCGGGAAGACTTACCTCGATTTTCGATGGATCATACCGATCCGGATTCGTGAGCGAATCGGAAAAGATGGTCTGGCCGTCATTCTCGGCGTAACAAAATCCACGATTGAGCGAAATGTGCTGGAGCCGATGCGGAACCTGTATGGCGATATGCTTGTCGGAACAATCTCCAGCGACAACACAGCGTGGATTTTCGGGGAAAAGTGCTATTGCCTCGGTGCGGAAAAGGTTTCTCAGGTTTCAAAGATCCGCGGCGCGTCGATTAAATATTGCTACGGCGACGAGGTCGCGGACTGGTCGGAAGAAGTCTTCGCGCTGCTAAAAAGCCGTCTTGATAAGGAATACTCCTGTTTTGATGGGACGTTCAATCCGCAATATCCTGACCACTGGCTGAAAAAATTCCTTGATAGCAACGCGGACATTTTCAGCCAGACATACACAATAGACGACAATCCGTTCCTGCCGGAATCTTTTAAAGAAAATCTGAAAAAAGAATACGAAGGGACGGTTTATTACGACCGCTACATTCTCGGCCTCTGGGTACGTGCCGAAGGACTGGTATATCCGATGTTTGGAGATGACTGCATCACGCAGGAGATCCCGGACACCGGAGATTATTATATATCTATAGACTATGGCACGCTGAACCCGTTTTCTGCCGGGTTATGGTGTGTTGGGAAGAGGTCCGCTGTGCGCATTGCAGAAATCTATTACAGCGGACGCGAGACAAGGGCGCAGAAGACCGATGAGGAATACTGCGATATGGTCGAGAGGCTGGCCGGAGAAAAAACGATTCGGGCAGTTGTCGTTGATCCGTCAGCGGCGTCTTTTATCGAGGCGCTTCGCAGGCGCGGCAGATTCAAGGTCAGGCACGCAGACAATGACGTTATGAATGGAATCCGAACTGTGTCTGATTTTTTGCGAAATGGAAAAATCAAGATTCATGAAAGCTGCGAGAATACAATCCGGGAGTTCGGCCTGTATCGTTGGGACGAAAAAAGCGAAGTCGACCGCGTTGTAAAGGAAAACGATCACGCGATGGATGAGGTTCGCTATATGGCGATGACAGTGCTGAAAAAGGCATTTAAGGAACATATCTTCGTGCCGGAGCTGGCGAGATAAGAAGGTGAAGCATGAAAACATATCAGGATTTTTTAGAGGTCGCCGAAAAATCGGATCGGGACAGAATGGAATTTGTTCTGGCGGCGATCAACGATCTTAAAAACTCGGATCTGTACCAGCAGGCAAAAATTGCGCGGGAATACGACGAGCACCGAAATGTTACCATCATTACCGTGCAGAAGCTGCTTTATACGCTGTCCGGGAAGGCTATCCCGGACAACTATAGCGCAAATTACAAGCTCCGCAGCGCATTCTTCCCGATTTTCATGCGGCAGGAAACACAGTATCTGCTCAGCAACGGCGTGATACTGAAAAACGCCGAGAACAAGAAGCGGCTCGGCAAAAAATTTGACAATCAGATTCAGGATCTGGCGCGCTCGGCGCTCGTCGGCGGCGTGGCCTATGGCTTCTGGAACCTCGATCATTTGGAAGTGTTCACGGCCCTAGAATTTGTGCCGCTGCTGGATGAGGAAAACGGATCGCTTCGCGCCGGTATTCGGTTCTGGCAGGTAGCGGCGAACAAGCCGCTGCGAGCGACACTGTACGAGCCGGACGGATTCACACAATTCATCCGCAGGAGCGGGAAAGAGATGGAGATTTTAGCACCGAAACGCGGCTATATCTCCGTCGAAGCCTCGTCTGAGGTGGACGGAACAGAAATCTTGGAGTATCAGAATTACCCCGGATTCCCGATCATCCCCATGTACGGCAATCGCGCCCGGCAGTCCGAGCTTGTTGGCCAACGCGAGGCAATTGACTGCTACGATCTGATTAAATCCGGTTTTGCGGATACCGTCGATGACGCATCGATTATCTACTGGACGATCTCCAACGCAGGCGGCATGGACGAAATCGATATGGCGCGGTTCAAAGAAACTATGCGGAGGATCGGAGTTGGCCTTGTGGACGACGACGGCGCAAAGGCGGAGGCCCACACGCTTACGATTCCAGTCGAGGCGCGGGAAGCGCTGCTGAGCAGACTCAGCGACGATCTTTACAGGGACTTCCAGATGCTGGACACCACGAAAATACAGGGCGGGCAAAAGACGGCGACCGAGATCACGGCGGCATACCAGCAGATGGACAACAAGGTCGACGAATTCGAATACTGCGTCGGTGATTTCCTGTATCAGCTTTTTGCGCTGATCGGCATTGACGATGAGCCGACATTTACGCGTTCGAAGATCGTGAACCAGCTGGAGCAGACGCAGATGGTGCTGCTTGCCGCGAGCTACCTTGACGACGAAACGATTCTGAGCAAGCTGCCGTGGCTTACGCAGGAGGAAATCGCAAACATTTTGAAGAGGAAAAGCGCGGAAGAATTAGAGCGATATTCCACGAAAGATATGGAGGAATAGACGTATGAGCAGCATGGTACAGGGCGATGCGTACAGCCTGGCCGTCACGGTCAAGAACAACGGGCAGGCTGTCGAGATCGACGATATTGAGAAGATCGAAATGACGCTTCTGTATTTGCAGAAGTATTACCCAGGCCAGATCACATACGCGGACGGGAAATTCTATTTCCCGCTGGCGCAGGAAGAAACATTCCGCCTGCCGAAGCTCTGCCAGATGCAGGTGCGCGTGAAATTCAAGAGCGGTGACGTGATTGGCTCGGAGATCAAGCAGATCGACGTTGCGCACGCGCTTTCAAAGGCGGTGTTGTGATGAGCCCGATCAATTTTGACCTCGGCTCCCCGGGCGCGGTCGGCGTGGAATTTAACGCCGCAGTCCGGACGGGCCCCGGCGGAACGACAGACCACAGAGCCCTGACCAACCGGGACGCGGATGACCAGCACCCGATCAAAGCAATCACAGGACTGATAGAAAAACTGAACACGATTCCGCCCGCAGCGGAGCGGATCACGAATACTGAAATTGAGGAGATGCTGAAATGAGTAAATACCTTGACAACGACGGCCTGCTGTATCTTTGGAACAGCAAGATCAAGCCCCTTGTAGCGAAGTATCTGCCGCTGACTGGCGGCACGCTGACCGGCAAGCTGACGCTCGGCGCGGCCCCGAACGCCGACATGGACGCCGCGACGAAGAAATACGTCGACGACTCCGTAGCCAGCGCGGGCGGCGGTGATATGCTCAAGAGCGTGTACGACAAAGATGGCAACGGCGTAGTCGACGACGCCCAGAAGGTAAACGGGCATACCGTGGAAAAGGACGTCCCGGCGGACGCCGTATTTACGGACACGAAATACGAGGCCGCTACGGCCAGTTCTCCCGGGCTTATGACCGCTGCGGATTACAGCAAGCTCGCAGCCTTCAGCGCGGCAAGCGACTATGCCAAAAAGACGGATATCACCGGCCTTTACAAGTACAAGGGCAGCAAGGCGACATATTCTGCCCTTCCCACGAGCGGGAATAAGGTCGGCGACGTCTGGAACGTCGAGGACACCGGCATGAATTACGCCTGGACAGGCGAGGGCTGGGACGCGCTGGGCGCAATGTTCGAGATCGTATCCATCACGAACACGGAGATCGACACGATCACCGCCGACACGTAAGGAGGGACAAATGGCCTATCTTGACAATACCGGCCTGAGCTACTTTTGGGGCAAGATCAAAAGTGCCCTGTCTTCCAAGCAGAACAAGATTACGGCAAGCGGCATCCTGAAGGGTGACGGCGCGGGCGGCATTACAGCAGCGAAAGCGGGCACGGATTATGCAGATGTTTTTATCATCGATTGCACGGCAGACGAAAAAGACAATGAAAGCAGTCCGATTACGCTTACACCGAGCAAAACATATGATGAGGTTCGCAACGCGATTCTGGAACAGAAGCGGTGTTATGCGCAATATGACGGGATATATTACCCGCTGGCGGAAATCGTTATAAATGCTGCTGAATCAAACAACATTGCGAACGCAATCTTTACTGTTGCGAGAGCTGGCATCAGAATGCGCTCCATTGAGATGCGACACCCAGCATTAGATATAGATCCTGTATGGCGTACACGGCTTCCGGAAAGTGCGCTAATTGCGCTTCCAGGCGCGACAATGGGCCAAGTGATGGCTTATCACGGGGCGTTACGCGGCTGGAGGAATTCGAGTATAGGAACTAATCTTTCCACCACTTTCTCCGGACTTATCAAGGGCAATGACGGATATCTTGCACAGGCTGAAGCTGGGACAGACTATATGGCGCCTGTTGCCGTAACATCTGCCGACAACGGCAAATTCCTGCGCGTGGTCAACGGTGCGTGGGCGGCGGCGACAATCACGAACGCGAATGGAGGCAGCTTCTGATGGCGGAATTTTTGACATTTGACACCGACCTCACGGCGGTCGCGAACGCGATCAGAGCCAAGGGCGGCACGTCCGCGCAGCTGGTCTATCCGTCTGGCTTCGTGTCGGCAATTCAGGCGATCCAGACCGGCATTACGCCGAA